ATTGCGACTTTATTTGCTTGATTATATGAGCCGTTATAACGAGGTTTATCACGACCATCATCGATGAACTCTTTATATAAATTATTTAATTCTCGTCTTTCAATAATATTGGCATTATTCGCAACCATTTTTTCAAATAAAGAGTTCAATCTATTTACTTTAATTTGTTCCATCATTTTGTAAGTGTTCTGCTTCTCTATTTGCATAGTCAGCTATTTTTTTCATGTCAGATATATCGTCTCCTTTTTTTCTTAGTAGATACTTAAGAATATTCCCTTCGTTAAAATTTAAATCCCAGTGCTTAATTAAATCAATGACATCTAATCCATTAATCTTTCTAGAAGAATATCGTTCCTCTAGAAGAGTTGTGTCTTGTTTATATTGCATTGTCTATTGTCTCTATTACGTGTCTTAAATCACTTCTTTCAAACTCGCCTAGTGAAACGTCATTAACTATTAATAGGTAATAATCTTTTCTTACTTCAATACATTTTGTGTTTTCCATTTTTTAAAATATGTGTGTTAATCTTGCTACTTGTCCATGTTCCATTGAGTGTATAAATCCTTCTACAGCTTTTATTCCACCAACACCATAACCCTTTCTATGATGCCAGGAATCAGATCCGCTTGGTGACCTTAACGACTCAACCGTAATACCATGATAATCTTTACTAGACTTGTGATGTATGTGGTGTGTGTATACATAACGATGCTTTGTGTCTGCCCACCACTGAGAGAACTCATTAGCCATTATAAGGGGTAAATCTGCTTGTTTAGCTCCATCTCCATGTGTTGTTCCGATTAAGTTATTACCGTACTTAAAACCTTTCCTATGGGCTATTGAGCAATCGAATGTAATGTTCTTGCTTTTCCTAAACCAAGACTGTATAGAATCCGATAACATGAATCCTGATATGTAGTCGTGGTTACTTGGGTTGTAAACAAAGTGAACATCTGCTACTGCAATTAATGTTTCTAATACATCTACGTAAAGTTTCTTTGCTGTAAGGAAGTTTTCATACCACATACCATCAGTATCTTGTGGTGTACCTGCTGTTGTTTTCCTGTGTGGCTCATCGATGTGAAGTATGTCGTTACCACCTACAAATAATATCTTATCTATTTTAAATCCATTAGACTTTTCAAGTATTCCTTGTATTCCTTCCTTTACTCTCTTGACAGCTATCTGTGAGTTATAATCCTCACCTGTTTCAAATGATGATGCTAGCTTACCTATATGTATATCAGCAGGATCAATTACTAGTAGGTGAGGGTCTTTCTGTTTTGTTCTTTTAATCTTAGGATATGAAGGAGAATGTTTATTCATTTTCTTTATAATATCCTCTCTTACTTTGTCCAAAGAGACACCGTTGTTTTTTACATGAAGAGAAAAGCTTTTGCCTTTATACCAGTAATGATTTACATCACTCATTGGTATTCCGTTAGTTTCGCATTCTACTTTTAATGCTCTGTGATTACTTATCATCACACTTTCCTCATCAGTAAGTCTTGGTCTGTAACCTACATTATTGTTTTCCATGTCAATAAAGATACAAAATAAAAGTTAATTATTTTAATTAGATAAAGTAAGTAACTCTTCGTTAAGCTGTTCTATCTTTTTAATTATCTCTTCTTTTCTTGCCTCTGGAGAGTACGTTGTAATAAACTCAGCTTTTTCTAGCGCTTTTTCATATACACCATTTAATATTGGGTCAGCCTTAATTATATAATCAAAATCTTTAATTGCATGTATAATAGTTGCGTGATCTCTTTTAGAAATCCTTCCTATTTCAAAATAGGTAAGTAGAAAATTGTTTCTAAGAATATAGAACAGCATTCTTCTTGCGTCTACATACTCTCGTCTCCTGGTCTTTTTAAATATATTGTCAATCTCCATTTCCTGTTCAATTAATACCTTAATTGACTCGGCTTCTACTTTGTTTTTTAATTTGATTTTAGGTGATGATTCGAATTTCATTTTATATGAATGTTTAAATTAATATCATTTAGGTATTGGTCTAGTGTTATCTCAAATATATCTAACAGTATAGATGGTGAGTTCTTATTTCTTTTGGAATAGGAAAGAGTAAAGAAAGTTGGTGTTCCATCTTTATCGTGTACTACTCCAGATTTTAACTTGTCTAAACCCTT